GTTCTCAGACACAAAAGCAGCTCGTATGCCAGCGTTCTTTGAACATGCAAACACCAACCTCCCACAATATGCTTGAGTCCATCATCGGACCAACCATTAGTTCTATACAAGTAGAGCTAGAAGAAAACTTCCCACCTGTTAATCCACATCCCAAGCAAGACCTCGGCTCGATCATGTATCTAGCCGGGCAACGCTCGGTGGTCGAGTGGTATAATAAACGTATTAGTAAAGACGATGGCTAGTAGACGATCAAGAATGAGAGCTAGAGCTAGAGCTAGACATAAAAGATTTAAGAAAACAAGAGTACAGACATTCGGTGGTACTCGAAGAAATTATAGTAAGAGAGATCTAAAAAAAATTGATGCAGCAGGCTACAGTCGTAGTACATATACTGGCGGAGCTGTTAAAGACAAACCAAAGATTAGACAGATTGACCCAACACAGTTTGATTCAAGAGGTCAGAATGTAAGTGCGTTCGGTAGTCCACTAAATGCTATCAAGTCTCTTGGTAATATGATTCCCGGTGTTAACATGAGGTTAGCTACTGATGCAGAAATACGTGCTTCACAGCAAAACAAACCTACACTGACTCGACCTAAGAGTAGAGGAGGATCAACTCGTGTACAACAGATGGCAGAATCTATGTTTATTCAGCCAGAAATAGCACCTCAGATGGGACAACCTATCTCTCAAACAGGTAGCAATACAGGAACTGATGACCAAAACTTGACACGTATACAAAGCCAAGCTTATAATACACAGTTAATGAATAGCTTGTCAGGTATATATGGACAGGGTACTGGAGGAGCAATAGCACAAAGTAGCTCAGCAACACCAGCACCAACAGCTGGTACTTCCAGAGGTAAAAGAAGAGTACGCCTATTCGGTGTACCTAAGACACGCCGTACAGGAGATCAGTTCTCAAGAGCAGGCGATAGAATAGCTAAGTTAACAAACATTAACGTATAACAATGACAGCAAAATCTAGGTATGATAATTTATCCAGTGATCGTTCCCAGTTTTTGAATGAAGCGGAAGACGCAACTAAACTTACACTACCATATCTTATCAGAGGACATGAAGAGTACTCGAAAGGTATGAAACAACTGAAGACACCTTGGCAATCCGTGGGGGCTAAAGGAGTTGTAGCGTTAGCATCAAAGCTATCACTATCTCTCGTACCTCCACAGACTAGCTTCTTTAAGCTACAAGTTGATGAGTCTCAGTTAGGAGAAGAGTTTGGTCCGGAAATAAAATCAGAACTTGACTTATCCTTTGCAAAGATAGAACGCACCATACTTGATGCGATCGCTGCATCAGATGATCGTGTAGTAATACACCAAGCATTACAACATCTAGTTGTAGGTGGTAATGCTCTTATCTTTATGGGTAAAGAAGGACTGAAGTTATATCCTCTTAATCGCTACGTGATAGAACGAGATGGCAACGGCAACGTGATTGAAATTATCACAAAAGAAAGAATCAATAAAGATCTCATACCAAATTATGAGACACTAAAACCAAACGTACCTTACTCAGAAGAGTACGATGAAGACAAGGAGGAGTGTGATGTTTATACATATGTTAAACGTGACAACAATAGATTTGTCTGGCATCAAGAAGTACATGATAAAAAGATACCCGGCACACAAAGTAAGTCACCAGTCGATAGTACACCATGGCTACCACTACGATTTAATACAGTAGATGGAGAAGCATATGGTAGAGGTAGAGTAGGACAGTTCATTGGAGATCTTAAGTCTCTCGAAGCATTGTCACAAGCTATAGTAGAAGGTAGTGCAGCAGCAGCTAAAGTTGTATTTACTGTATCACCATCATCTACAACTAAACCTCAGACACTAGCACAAGCTGGTAATGGAGCTATTGTACAGGGTAGACCTGACGACATTGGTGTTGTACAGGTAGGTAAAACTGCTGACTTTGCTACGGCATTGCAGCATATGCAGACACTTGAGAAGCGGTTGAACGAAGCGTTCCTGATTCTGTCCGTTCGGCAGTCAGAGAGAACCACAGCTGAAGAGGTACGCATGACACAGATGGAACTAGAGCAACAGCTTGGAGGACTCTTTGGATTACTCACGGTTGAGTTCTTAGTACCATACCTCAACAGAAAGCTGAGTGTATTCCAGAAGACAGGCGAGATACCACGTATACCAAAAGGTATGGTGAAGCCTATCATTGTAGCTGGTATCAACTCACTAGGTAGAGGACAAGATGTACAAGCACTTGGTCAATTCTTACAAACTATAGCACAGACTATGGGACCAGACGCTATCGCTACATATATAAATCCAGAAGAGGTTGTAAAACGACTAGCAGCTGCACAAGGTATAGATGTACTAAATCTTGTGAAGAGTATGCAAGAAGTACAAGAAGCAAATCAGCAAGCACAAGCACAAGAAGCTGAAATGGAAGCTATCAAAGGCACACCAGCTTTAATGAAAGCACCAATGCTAGACCCTTCTAAGAATCCACAAATGACAACAGAACCACCACAGTAATTATATGGAAGGTAACACATTAAGTATGGAGTCTAATGTTGAGACAACAAGTCTTGACAATCTCTCAGCAGAAGAGCAAGACTCCCTTAAAGTTGGCGAGCAGATGCAAGAAGCTCAAGACAATTTACTAGCAGGCAAGTACAAAAGCCAAGAAGAGCTAGAGCAAGGATACCTTGAGTTACAGAAGAAGCTTGGTCAACAAGAAGAGACCGCAGAACCGGCGGAAGAAACAACAGAAGAAACAGAAGGTGAACAGAAAGAGCTCGGCATCTTAGATGAGCTATGGGAGTATGAAAGTAACAACGAAGAGTTCCATGAAGATGCTGTAAAAGAGCTAAAAGATATGGACCCAGTAGAATTAGCTAAGATGCACATTGAGTATCGTAAGCAAGTTGAGACTGGTGAGACTGGAGGTAGAGACTTTTCTGAGCAAGACATTGCAGAACTTAAAGGCATTGTTGGCGGAGAAGAGAACTATACTAACATGATACAGTGGGCACAAGGTGCACTCAATGAAACAGAAGTCAGTATGTTTGACGCTGTGATGGCTAAAGGAGATCCGTTAGCTGCATTCTTTGCAGTAAGATCTTTAGCCTATGCCTACAATGATTCAACAGGTTTTGAAGGAGAGATCGTACAAGGTAAAGCACCAAGACAAAGTAACGATCAGTTCCGTAGTCAGCAAGAACTTATACAAGCTATGAGTGACCCACGATATGAGAGTGATCCAGCATATCGTAAGGACCTTATGCAAAAATTAGAAAGATCACCAAACGTTAAATTCTAGGAGAACAATTATGCCCGGACATTATGGTAAGACAGGTACTAAAAAGAAGAAGCCGATGAGCAAAGGCTTATCTAAACTACCTACAAAAGTACAGAAAAAAATACTGAAGAAAAAATAATGGCACAGCTTTCGATTAGAGATAAAGACTACCGCCCTAATCAATACCTCAACCCTATGCTTATCAGTGGAGGTCGTGAAGCTAATCCAGAAGATAGACCATACAGAATCTTTGATAAGACTAATCCTGAGCACCCTGACTATGAAGGTAACAAGAAGGATGATGGTCCAGAGTATGATCAGCTAAGTTTACCTTTAGTAAAGGGTAAAAAAAATAAAGACATGCGTATCGCTGGTGGTGCTGTAAGACCACAAGATTTTATTCCATTCACACCAGCTACAAGAGATAACGATGGTTTTGCTATACCTTACTTGCGGACTCCAGAACTCCGACAGGAGGAGATGAAACATTTTATAAGATTTATAAACAACTACAGAGATGGCATGGTACAACGCAACACGCCTATGTTGATTGCAAAGAAAGGAAAGAAAAAAAGAAATGCACAAAGAGCTTATGAAGATTTTGTAAGAGATAGTCAAGGCATGGGTATAGGCGAATCATTTAAAGATCTCAGAAGAGGTGTAGATGGAGAAGGTCTTGACATTATGAAAGATGTACTAGGTTTAGATGAGGTATAATGGCAGTAAAGAAAAAGAATGTTAGCCTCCGCATCGGTGTACACAAAAGCCGTAAGGGAGGACTAACAGCTAAAGGAAGAGCTAAGTACAATCGTGCCACTGGCTCTAACCTCAAGGCTCCACAGCCCGGAGGTGGACCACGTAAGAGATCTTTCTGTGCAAGATTCAGAGGGATGAAAGGTCCAATGAGAAAAAACGGCAAGCCTACACGTAAGGCTCTTGCTATGAGACGATGGAAATGCTAACATGGCACACAAAAAAGGCAGCAAGTGTGGCTGCAAACACGGAGGCAAGAAACGCTAATGGCTAAACGAGGTCTTTACGCAAACATCCACGCTAAGAGACGCCGCATCAAGGCAGGCTCTGGTGAGAAGATGAGAAAGGTGGGTTCTAAGGGCGCTCCCACCGCCGCTAACTTTAGACGGGCAGCGAAAACAGCAAAACCTTACAAGAAAAAATCACCCAAAAAAAGAAGAAGATGACCAACGAACCACTCAACCTATTCGGAACTGAGACTCCACCCCGAGTCATTCCAAACTATCCAATTAACAAACATCCAATTATGACAAACGAAGCAGAAAGATTTAACGGCTGGGCAGCTATGCTCGGATTCGTAGCAGCAGTAGGTGCTTACGCAACAACAGGACAAATCATACCCGGTATATTCTAATGGCAGCTATCTCTGTAACAAGAGAAAGCAAAGCTAGTAACTGGGAGAGTTTCTGTCAGTGGGTTACAAGTACAGAGAACCGCCTATACGTAGGTTGGTTTGGTGTGCTAATGATCCCTTGCTTATTAGCAGCAACAACTTGTTTTATAATCGCCTTCATCGCAGCACCGCCTGTAGACATAGACGGCATACGTGAGCCAGTTTCCGGCTCGTTAATCTACGGAAATAATATTATATCAGGAGCAGTCGTCCCCTCCTCTAACGCAATCGGACTACATTTTTACCCTATATGGGAAGCCGGAACCATGGACGAATGGTTATACAATGGCGGACCATATCAACTCGTTGTCTTTCATTTTCTCATAGGTGTAGCAGCTTATGCAGGCAGACAATGGGAACTATCATACAGACTTGGCATGAGACCATGGATCTTTGTTGCATATACTGCACCACTATCCGCAGCTCTTG